ATCGTCGTGGGCCCGCAGGGTGAGGCCGAGATGCTCGGCATCCAGGCGTTCCACGACGCCAGCTTCGGCGTCGGTGGCGAGGCGATCCTCGAGGGTCGTATCGTCCGCCGCCTTGGCTTCGGCATCGCGATGGACCAGAACGTGGACGACCTCGCGCAGGGCGACATGACCAACGCCACCGTCTCCGGCGAAGGCACCTCGCTGGTGCTCGACGTCGTCTCCGGCGTTGCCCCCTCCGTCGGCGACATCGTTGAGATCGCGTCGCAGGCCGGCACGTTCGTCATCACGTCGATCAACGCTGGCAGCACCGCCATCGAGGTTGCTCCCGCCATCGCGGGCACGATCGACTCGGGCACTCCCGCCTCCCTCACCTACCCGACCAACGCCCCCGCCGGCACGACCTACGAGGGCCGCATGGCCTTCCACCGGGACGCCATGGCGTTCGTCACCCGCCCGCTGAGCGCTGGCGCCGAGGGTCTTGGGACCGTCGTCCGCTCGATCAGCGACCCGGAGTCGCGCCTGACCCTCCGCCTGGAGATCAGCCGCGAGAACAAGCAGACCCGCTGGTGCTGGGACATCCTTTACGGATTCGCCCTCATCCGCCGCGAGCTTGGCGTCCGCATGGGGGGCACCGACCCCTCAACCCTCTGATCTAACCTGATCTGACGGCCCTCCCTGCTTCGGCGGGGAGGGCCTCACCCCTTCCCTTCACCAGCCGGTCACACGTGAGCAACCCCGCGACAACGCTAGTCAATAAGCATACTCACGTATCGGTCTGGATCCTTCTGGCCGCCCTAGGCGGCTACGGGTGGCTCGTGCAGCAGCTCGGCGCCATCAACACCCGCCTGTCCGTTATGGAGTCTGAGAGTGCTCTCCGCGCCCAGGCCCTAGAGAATCGCCTCGGCGGCCTCGATCAGATCATGCTGAAGTACGGCGTGGAGATCGAGGGCCTTCAGCGCCGAGTCACTATCGTTGAGCAGGCGCAGCTTCGTGAAACCCCCGAGCGTAACAAGTAGAACATTCCTTCTCGTCGTGGCAGCTATTCTAGCATTCAACCTCATCTGGGCCGGCATCGCCATTCATGGCATCAACGGCACCCTGGGGTCAATGGCTAGGGAGATCGCCCGCGAGAAGCAACCCTTCGAGTCAACCACCGTAGTCGAGGATCTCGGCGAGGTGGAAGTGACCTGGCACCGCGGAGACCAGGAGTCCGCGAGCGAGTTCGCGGCGCGTATCGAGCACGAGCGCGCCCTCATCAAGAGCAACAGGCCCCTCACCGGGGCTCGTTAGCAAGGGGGGATCGGCCTAGCCGATCGGGGAGGGCTTCGGCCCTCCCCATTTACCCCCCTTTCCCCCACCCCGCCCCCCTTACTAGACAGACACATGAACCACTTCTTCTTCTCCGACGGCTCCCAGAGCATGTCCAAGTCGGCCCGCGGCATCGACTCCCGCAAGATTGTTCCGGCAGTCCTCGTCAAGCGCAAGGCTGACGGGTGCGAGGTCCTGATCAGCGAGAGCAAGTTCCACGAAGCCCTGCACGAGGTCGCCATCGCCCCCGAGACGGCCCGCGTGATGACCGTGACCACGCCTACCGGCACCTCCAGCGTCGAGATCAACCACGAGATCCTGGAGCGAATGCCGCTCGAGGGCCTGCTCGGCCTTGATATTGCGCGCTACGTTCCCGGCGGCAACGCCATGGATAAGCGTAACCTGATCAAGGGGATTCTCATCATCCTGGGCCACACCGAGGCGGCCTCCAGCAAGGATTCCCTGCTCGAGAAGGAGCGCGAGCTGCTTGAGGCCTACGAGGCCGAGAAGGCTGCCGAGGCCGAGGCCGAAAAGAAGGCAGCTGCTAAGAAGGCTCCCGCCAAGAAGGCTCCCGCCAAGAAGGAAGAGGTCTGATCTATGGCGCTTGATACGACCATCGCAGGTAAGTACAGCAACAGCTATCTTACGGTTGCCCGTGCGACCGAGATCCTCACGTCATCCCGGCTCTACGTGGACGCGTGGACCTCGGCGGCGGGCGGGGTCTCGGACCAGGAGGCAGCACTGCGGTGGGCGACCAAGCTCATCGACACCTACTACGAGTTCGAGGGCCAGCGCTCCAGGGTCGGCATCGACGGTCAGGCGCTTTCCTGGCCGCGATGGAACGCGTTCGACGTGGACGAGCGGGAGATCGAGTACACGATCATCCCCTACCGCGTAGAATGGGCCACCGCCGAGCTTGCCCTCGAGCTTCTGACCAAGGACCGCTCCGCGGAGCCCGGCCTGCTTGGGCTGGGCTTCCGCGAGGCGAAAGTCGGCTCGATCTCGGTCAAGGTCGACCCGTCCGAGACTCCGGACCTGATCCCGGACAACATCAACGCCATTCTCGCTCCCATCGGAACCCCGTCGCCCGCCGCCTCTATGGGCAAGGGCACCTACAGCGCGAAGGTCAAGCGTAGCTGATGGGAGCCCTGGACGGAGCGTTTGGGCAGCTGGTGCCCGCCCTTCTGGGCGCTTTCTCGGACACCCCCGCGGTGTTCACGAGGAGCGAGTCCGGCTATGACCCCGTCAACGACACGACGAGCGTCACCACCGTGACCGCCAGCGTGCTCACCAGTCCTCCCGAGGGCTTCAGCCTTCAGCTCATCAACGGTGACTCTATCCAGTCAGGAGACCGCCGCATCACAACCGCCGCGAGCTTTGGCGCCCTAGTGGTGCCTCGGATCGGGGACGAGGTCGTGCGCGGCGAGATGGTTGGGACCGTGGTGGCCGTCAGCCCGATCAACTCCGGCGATGCCGTCGTGGCATACGAGCTTCAGGTGCGTACCCCCTGATGGCTGGGCTTCGTACTAACCTGGACAAGGCGGTAGAGAAGTTCGCCATCAAGACGCTCGTCGCGCTGGACACCACGGTTCAGGGGGCTATGGCGGAGATGGGCTTTGCTGCCCAGGCGCTGTCGCCGTTCTACACGGGAAAGTTCCGGGCCTCGTGGCGCATCGCGCAGAACCGCACAGACACCACTACCTCTGCCGGGGCCCGTTCCAAGAGGGAGGCCAGCAAGCTACTCCGCGCCAGCAAGGGCATGGTGGACTCCGGATACCGCGACGTGCCTGTCTCGTCCAAGGAGTTCTCGGACCTACAGGACCAGGCGAACTCACAGCTCGCCGGCAACTTTCACATCCTCTCCAACTCCGTGGAGTACGCCGATAAGGTCAACTCCGGAGACCCGGAGACGGGCCGCGCCCCTAAGCTGATCGTGGAGCAGATCCGCCTGCTCTTCCCCGGGTTCGTCGCCGCGGCCGCACAGCGGGCCAGGAGCAAGCGCTGATGGCTATGGTGAACGTGAGAAAGGTTCTGCTGGCTGTTCGCCGCAGGTTCCTCACTACGGCGGACCTTCCCGACGCTATCCAGTACGACGGCCTGACCCTCCCCGGAGGGCTGCCGTCTGACGATATCGCCATCATCGAGACCATGGTTTCCGCGGATCAGCGGAGCGTGGCCTACGGCACCTCCCAGGCGCTGGGCGTGGTGCAGTACCAGGTGGTGGCCCCCGCGAGCAGACCCGATTTGGTTAACAAGGCTTTTGACCTTGCTCATGCTATAATCGAGAAGTTCGAGAACGGCATCACCTTCGAGGACTCCGACGGGGTTCGGGTGCAGGTCGTTCGCTCGGAAACCACAGGCACGGGCCGTCGTAGTGGTGACGAGTCCGATCTCTACTACGTCCCAGCCGCCATTAGCTGGCGGTCGTTCTCAACCTTAGAATACTAGCTATGGCTACTCAATCCGGCGCGACCGTCGTCGTCAACCTCTCTGCCCCCGCGATCTCCGGCGATCCCGTCGGTGCTTACACCTCCCAGCGCCTCACCGACCGTAACGGTCCGTCCCTGGAGGTTGGCGAGCTGACCTCTGGCGAGGTCTCCGCTGAGCGCCAGGAGACGTCCGTGCGGTCGGGCTTCCGTCAGTTCACGGGCCAGCTTGGCTTCGAGCTGTCGCCCGAGTCCCAGGACGACCTTATCGAGCTGGCCACCTCCGAGCCGTTCGCTGGCGTCGCGAACCCCATCTCCAGTCAGTCGCTGACCTACGTGCCTGCTGCCGGCGGCGTCGCGGAGCATTTCACCTACACGGCCAACGCCCTCGACAACGACGACAAGCGGGTCGCCATCTTCGAGACTGGCTCCGGTGTCGGTGACCAGCGCTTCGTCGGCCGGGTCGACGCTTCCACCACCAAGGTGCACGTCATGGTCAAGATGAACAGCGTGGCGCTCGCGTCCGGCACCTTCAGCGAGGTCGCTGCTCAGGAGAGCCGGGTCAAGAAGTCGCCCATGCTCTACAGCGAGATTCACAAGTCCTACCCCGACGTGAGCCTTGAGCAGGTCTTCAGCGGCGTTACCGTCAACAACCTGTCGCTCTCGATCCAGCCCGGAAGCCTCGTCACGGGAAGCGCCGACCTGCTCGGCCTCAGAGCCGGGAACATGCAGGCTGCCGGCACGGCTGGCGTGACCACGAACGCCGCCCCCACGACCACCGCCTACTCCCCCTTCGCCTCGTGCGTCGGCATCGGGGACAAGCCGGTTGGCGTCGTGTCGGGTCTTGACTTCGCGATCAACAACAACCGGGAGACCGTCCCGCTGCTCTGCTCGCCTGACGCTGACAGCGTCTACGAGGGCGTGGCGAACGTCACCGGCACCGTCACCCTCCTCTTCGAGGACGCGGTGGAGTACAACAAGTTCCAGGATGAGGAGGAGACGACCCTCACCGTCGCTCTCAAGGACACCGTCGATGGGCTCTCCCCCAACGTGATGATCGTCCACTTCCCCCGCGTGCGCTACAACCAGCCCAGCTTCGAGGTGCCCGCCAACGGCCCCGTGGTGCTGACGCTGAACTTCCGCGCGCTCCAGACCGAGGTCAAGTACGGCGCCGCCACCGGCACCCAGACCTCCGCCATCTTCCACAAGATCGCCTGATATAAGGAGCACCTGAACTATGGTTAGCCAATCTGGAGCGACGACGACCGTGGTCATCACGGACCCGTCGGCAGACTCCTCGACTATCAACCGGCTGGGCTACGGCTCCTCGTCGGACAACTTCGCGGCTGGTGCGCTATACACCGACTCCGGCAGCACGTGGGACCTTGCTTCCGACGCTGACGGCTTCGGCAGGGGCCTCCGAGATATCGGCGTCCTGGGCCACTACGTGCTCGTCGACGGCGGGACCACCTACGAGTTCTTCGGGATCACCACCGCGTCAGCCGCGTCTAACGACCTGGAGGTCGAGGTCACCGAGTGGGTGTCCGCTGACCCCGGGGCCGACGTCGCGTCGTTCACCCCGGACGCCGGTAGCAGCTACGCGGCTGCCTCTGACTTCTTCACGATGCGCCTCACGGACCGCAACGGCCCCTCCCTGGAGGTTGGCGAGCTGACCTCTGGCGAGGTCTCCGCTGAGCGCCAGGAGACGTCCGTGCGGTCCGGCTTCCAGCAGGTGACCGGGCAGCTCGGCTTCGAGCTTTCCCACCTGTCGCAGGACACGCTGATCGAGCTGGCCACGGCTGACCGCTTCTCCTCCATGGGCGACGACGTTCCCGTGGCCACGGATGCGTGGAACGGCTCGGCGGTGTACACCCCGGGAAGCGGCATGACTGGTCTGACCAACCTGGTCGCTGGCAACAACGGGACGTATGTCCGGGTCGTCCTCACCGACTCCAGCTCGGTCGCGCTGTACTCCTTCCTGGGTAAGCAGACGAGCGTCTCCGCTATCACCGAGATTCACACTCTCGGTGGCGAGCGGCCGGAAGCCGCGATCTCCGGGGGCACCGACAACAAGGTTGGGGTGTTCACCTTTGATGCGTCGTTCGTCAAGAAGTCCACGATGAAGTACGCCACGATCGTCAAGGACTACCCGGAGATCGAGGTGGCGCAGGCGTTCGGCGGGTGCACCGTGAACAACCTGTCGTTCTCTATTCAGCCTGGAAACCTCGTGACCGGTACCGCGGACATCCTCGGCCTGGCAGCGACGACCATGAAGGGCGAAGGCGACGCGCAGGGTAACTTCAACTACGGCAAGAACGGTGAGTTCCGTAACACCGTGCTGGCCAACGCTGGTCTGACCCAGGGCACTACCGCGTACTCGCCGTTCGCGTCCTGCCTGCACATCAACAACATCGGAAGCGGCATCTGCACTGGGTTCGACTTCACGATCAACAACAACCGTGAGACCATCCCTATGCTCTGCTCCCCGTTCGCCAACACGGTGTACGAGGGCGTGGCTAACGTCACGGGAACGATGACGCTGCTGTTCGAGAACGCGGATGAGTACAACAAGTTCCAGGATGAGGTGACCTCCGAGATTGGCGTCACGCTCGCTGGCGGAGGTGCCGCAGGCGAGGACTCGATGTTCTTCTACTTCCCTGACGTCCGTTACAACCAGCCCTCGTTCGAGGTGCCGGCCAACGGCCCGGTGGTGCTTACGCTCAACTTCCGGTCGCTCCAGGCGACGTTCGGTGGCGAGGAAACCTCCTGCGTCATCGGCCGCGCCTGATAACTACACCCCGGTCCGGGCTGTTCCGGACCGGGGTACTCCTCCCTCCTACCCCCTACCTCCCTTACTAACATGGACCTTTCCAAGCTCGATACCGCTGAAGTCACCGCCGTCATGGAAGTGCGCCACCCCGTCTCCGGGGAGCCGCTGCTGACCGACGACGACCAGCCCATCACCATCACCCTGCTCTCGGCCGACTCTGACGAGTACGAGACCGCGATGCACGACGCCCAGCGCTCCGCCGCCCGCGCCGCCGCCCAGACGGACGGTATCGCAGACCCGGCCGGCACCACCCGCCGCGCCACCGCGGTCCTGGTGCGCTGCATCGTCGGCTGGGAGAACATCATCGTCGACGGCGAGGAGCTTCCCTTCTCCCGCAGCAACGCCGGCACGCTTCTGACCAAGGTTCGCTTCATCCGCGAGCAGGTCAGCAAGTTCATCGCCAACCGGGCCAACTTCCTGGAGGACTCCAAGGGGGAGTCCTGAAGGCTCTGATCGAGCTGGCGGAGTCCCTGCACAACAGGAACTCCGCCGGCAACTCAGGGCCGACTGAAGAACAACTACGACTCCTGGCGAAAGCCAAGGGGCTCGATCCCGACGAGTACGTCAACGAGCACCTGGGGTCTATTCACATCGAACCGAGCTACCGGTACCTGTGGGGAATCTACAGGACACTGGCTAACCGGCGCGGCTACAACGAGGGTATTCCGGAGGCCATCCGCTTCCAGGAGATCCAATCGTTCTCACAACTAACCAGGACTCCCCTAGACGCCTGGGAAGTTTCGATCATAACAGCCCTCGCCGACTACGAGCGCGGGCTGATCATAGAAGAACGCCGCAAGGCTCAGCAACGCGCTG